TGAGACGGCGTTGAACAAGTCGTTCTTTACTGGGCGCGACATCGTTGATTCCCGCATGGATAATTTAGACAAGCAGTTCCAGTACCGCGACAAAACGCCAGAACTTTTAAAAATTCTTGGCCCTGCGTTGGAACAGGTGAACTTGTCACCCGTGCAAGTCGAGAACTTTATCCGCAGCTACACAGGCGCTATGGGTATCGGCATCATGAGCGTGGCAGACTTTGCAATTAAACCTGCTGGCGCTGCCGGTGACATAGATAAGCGTGTTTCTGAAATGCCGATTGTGGGCGGTCTGTTCCAGCCTAACGACGCTGGGCGCACCATTAACGAAGCGTACGAAGCTATCAAAGACATTCAGCGTAAGCAGGGCAGCTACAAGGCGTTGATCGCTGAAGGTAAGATTGAAGAAGCCCAAGAGTATGTAAAAGAGAACATCAACTACATTGGGTTGGCTTCATACGCTGGGTCGTTTAGGCAGAAAATGGGTGAGATTACGAAAGCCGAGAAAGCTATCAAAGCCGCACCTGCTAGCAGTATGACGCCTGAAGAAAAACGGCAGCGTCTGGATCAGTTGCGTGAGGTCAAGCGCCAAATGGCAGAGACTTTTAAAACTGTCCGCGACCGAATAGAACTCCAAGCCGCCCGTTAAGCACCCCGGGTTGGGCTTTGGCGTCAAAGACTCTGACGGACACGGCAGCTTTTAGACCTTCTTCGTAGCACTTAGCAGTATCAAGGCAGGGGACGAAAAACCCCTGCCCCTTCTCAAGCCGCGACCAAGGATATTGGACTGCCAGTTTCTTCATCTGTGCTGATTCGTCTGGAAATCTTCATTGCGTTGACCCGCATCTGTGGGCCTTTGGTTTTGCTCATCAGGTCTTTCTTCAGGTACGTGACGTTGTACAACTGTTCCATCTGCTTCTTAAAGTCTGTGTACCCAAAGCTCATACTGGAGCAGTACTTCTTAAGCAACTGTTCTTCAATGAAGTAGTCCACGTGCCCGGGCGTAACGCCATGCTCGACCCGCCCAAAGATTTCACTGCGGGTAATGCTCTGGTCAATCACACCCTCTTCCCCGATCGACGCTGCCAGCGCACCTTCCAGCGCCTTGACCACAACCATCTTGCCGTAGTACTCCCGCGTATATGAGTTCAGTACGTCTTCGGCGGTGCGCACGTTGTCTTTCATCAAGGCTTTGGCAGAGTTGACCATTCCCTTTAATATGTTTGTGACACCTTCTAAGGGGAAGCTAGCTATGCCTGCCTTGGCGGCTAAAAGGGCGCCAGCAATTAAACAGGTGCAGCCTGCGATCCAGAAGCGCTCGTCGTCCACGAAGTTGAACTCCGCTTTGACTTTCTTCTTCACGGTGCGTATGAACTCGGGTAACTCATCGGCATGGTCCACAAGGTACTGCGCATACACATGCCCAGCCACGCCGTAGTTTTCTTTCAGTAGCTCAAGCGTTTCAAGTTCATGTGTTTCCCAAGTCAGCACCTTATCTAAGGTCAGCTCAAGCACTCGGCGTATCTCACCCTCTGAAGAATGCTTGCGGGCGCCGGTCAGGTAGTCCATGACGTGTGTGTTTGAAGACAGCAGCGNCATTGTGTGCCAGTAGGTCTTGTTCTCACGCTCTTTGTCCGCGCCAGATTCCATTCGGCTTTTACCAATACCTTCGGACATATCGAAGATAAAGGCGGGCACCCATTCAAAGTCGTTCCGGTTCTTGGCAGTGATCTCGTCTGAGATCAAGGGCATGCTGTACAACATGCCTGTGCGCTGCTTCATGGCTACATCGGATGTGGACTTACTGATCCTGTACCGGCTTGGGTGCCCCCAGACTGAGCCAGCTAGCTCAAGGCTAAGGGTTTTCCCTGTACCAGATGCCGTCGATCCAAGGTGGAAAGTGACACCTGCATAGCCCGTGTACCGCATAAGCGGTGCGCCAAACCCCACCAGACCTAATGCCAATACTTCATATAGCTTCTTGGCGGTCAGCATGTTGATGATGCGCTGCCAGTTTTCTAGCTTGCCGGTAGGCGAACAGGCTTTGTTGATGTTGACCAGCCCCCGCATCGGGACGTGTAGCGGCGTTGTTTTGGGCCGGTAGATGCGCTCGTTAAACACGAAGGTGTTGTTCTCTTGCCAGCCGTAATGGTCAGGCACCACCACAGCCCGTTGAGCCAGCCCAGCTTCTTCTACGCAAGCCCTGACATAGCTGAACAGGTTGATGTCGTTGCCCTGCCCGTAAGCCGCCACGATGTTCTGCTGGGCTAGGTGCTTAACCGTTTCGTCCTTGGATACCACCGCCCGCTGGGGCATCATGATTTCTACCGGACCTTCTGGGCGCAGGGCTACCATGTGTACCATGTGCTCGTCGTCTAGCTTTAAGAGGTTTACCACAAACAAGCCAAAGGGAAGCACCATAGACTGCTTGCTGATCTCGTTGCCGTCGGAGTCTTCGGTCTTGGTTTCTTTAAAGATCGCCCCATTCTTGCCGTACGAGTAGCCCCGTGGTGCCGGTGGCCTGTGCATGGTGATGGTTGGGGTAGGCTCGTCCTCAGTAGCCTGCTGGGGGGCCGGAATTTCAATCTGCTTGGCTTCTGTCTCAGTCGCCACCACCCTACCCAAGGCCAGCGGGTTAGTGATCTTGCCGAAATGGGGGCACTTCGTACAAACGCCCGGGTTCTCAGAATCAAATTTCAGGCAGGGATACGGCCCTTTAATCTCCCGCAGCTTCTGCGCCATCCGGTCTGGGGTGTAAGGGTGCATCTCGGACAGCCAAACCGCCGCCTTGCCCCCGTCTTTGCACTTCTGGGCTATGGACAGCATGCCGCGCCACAAAGGCTCCATACCATCGTCGTCGGCGTTGTCGATATAGTGGGCTAACTGACCACACCCTTTACCGGCTTTTGTCTTCTCTACAATAAGTTTAAAAGAAGTCTCGTTGTTCTCGAATAGCTTTAATGCCGTGGCGTTGGGCGCCGTCTTGGGGCGCTGTCCGGGCAGGTTGGCTACGGCGGCAAGGGTCGCCTCGTAGGTCTGCGTCTTTAGCTTGCTTCGTATAAACCCATCAATAGCAAAGATGCTGAACGGCTGGGTGTTGGCTACAAGAATCTTTACGGGGTTGGGTGGGTCCGTTTTGTAGTTGTGTGTACCCGGAACGCGCAGTACCCGGGCAGCATCTGCCGGGACGTTCATATCAATGATTAAGCCTTCCTGATGGCACAGGCGCTTAAAGTTCTCTGCTATGGGCTTCCACTGCGTGATGGGTACTTCTTCATCAAAAGGCCAATAGATGTGGAACCCGCCTCCTGATGACACCACAAACGGTTGCCCAAGCGCAGACATGCCCGTTTCAGACATGAACTTCTCAAAGCCAGCGGCGGCTTCTTGCTTGGTGTCGTACTTCTTCTTGCCGTTCTTGCTTTCGCCAATATCTAAGTCAAGGAACAACGACTTAATGGTTTTAGCGTTCTCGGCTAGTCGGTTTTCATTTGTCGTAAATGCAGCCAACGCAAAGTAGGCATCTTTCTTCTCTGTGTCAAACTTGTTGGCAGCAGTAAGAACTTCGTCAAGCGTGCTGACGAAGACATGCTCTTTCTTTTTTGTGTTGAACTCAGCTACGCAGTAGTGTCCCGAAGAAGGCAGTACCGCCGCTAGAAAATCTAACGGTTGCATTAGTAACCCCTTCTTATTTAGCTTGCAGTTCTTTTATTTTTTCTAGTGCGTGCTCTAGCTCATCGCATCGTTCTTCCAAACGAAGCAATATTTCACGCTGAACCGGTATAGGCAAAGGCTCATCGTTTAACCAAAGGCCACCATATTTAACAAGTTCTCTGTCAGTCAGAGCTTTAGGTTGAAAGTTGTACATAGAATTCTCCACGCGTCGTCGGTTTGGCTTGTTTTCTTTAGCACTTCTATAACTTGGGATACACGCTCTTGGTAGGACGGCGTGACTTCGGTATTCCCCGTAAACCAGTTGTAGACCGTCTGGCGTCTGGCGCCAGTGATCTGACTGATCTTCTGCATGGATATATCGCGTCTAACCGCCCAACGACCAAGATCGGTGCCAAGTCCACGCGGCGCCTTACTGATTGTTGTGATTATTTTTTCTGAATATGGCATATGTTTTGGGGGGTACTAGCGGTGTGTACGAACAACCGAATCTCCCGATGCCGGAATATTCTTGTTCCCGCGTTCCCCCGTCCTTAGTTTAGATCACTCGTCGTCGGTATCCCAGTCAGCAACCACGCTTGCCAAATTGCTCTTCTTTGGTGCGGGGGCTGCAGAAGCAGCGTCTTTGCGGACTTCGGGTTCTTCAACATCATCTTCTTCAGATTTAGCTGCGGGTTTCCCCTTAGCCTTTGCTGGCGGCTTTCCTTCCAGTTCGACAGGCTTAGCCACCTTATCGGTCTGGGACACGGTCATTGTTACCGCACGCTTAGCCTCTTCAGTCTGCCCTTGGTTGGCGCAGGTGGCGTGCTCTTCGTCCGTCAGCCAGCGCATAGGCTTGAAGAACAGCTTGGGTGACTCGGCCTTGGTGTCGAACTTCATGCGTGTCACCACCATGTCAGGGCCGATGCTTTGTGCCGCTAACCACCGTGCGTACGCCTGCAGCGGGCGGTTCTCACCCTCTTCTTTACCAAAGATGCTGGTAGCAGGCAGGGTCAACTGAAGCACGTCGCCTTCGATGTCATTAGCCAACACAACCGCAAGACGCTGAGAGAAGCGGCATGCACGAGATTCGCCGTTGCCTGAACCCTTAATGTTCTGTGGGCAGCTTGCACATGTCTGTGCCTGTGGGGCGCTAACTGATGCGTCGGGTTTGTCGCCGTCTGCTGACCAGCATGTTGGGGGTGCAGGGTTCTCAGGGTCGAACGCCGCGTCATAGTATGTACGGCTGATCTTCTGCGCTGCGTTAACTACCACCACGTCAAGGTAGCGGTCTTCGATCTGGGCAACTTCTTTGCCGTCAGAGATTAAGCGGAACACACCGCCTTTGATCGAAACACGTTTACCTGATTGACCACCGCCACCACCTGCCAAAGCCTTGGCGATTGTGGACAGCTCACCTTTTTTAGCAAACGCAGGAACCTGCGCTGGGTTAAATGCGACTACGTTACTCATTGTGATACTCCTTACTTACTTGGTTTGCGGACTGTNATTGTGTATTCCGTCGCTGTGTCAAGTCCGGGGGGCACAAGCGTTGGGTTTTCTTCAAGGAACTGCTTCATGTTGCTTTGAGCGATGCGCTTTTCAAACAGGTCAAGCACTTCATGCTCAAGAACGAACTGCTTAAACGAATCCCAATCATGCGTGGTGTACCGTGTCTTGGTTCCCAGAATGATCGTTCCTTCGTTGGTGCTAGCACTTTTTTGCCCGGTAGACATCAAGATGTCTTTCATGGCGTTGCTAATTTCTTGCTGCTGCGCTTTGAGTTCTTCAACTTGCGTTTCGTACTCTTGCGTTAATACTTGGATCTTGTCGCGTATCTTCCGATAGACACGGGCTAGCCGGTCCAAGGGCACTGTTTCCGTATTCATGTAAATCTCCTTTTATGTTTTTTACAATTCTGTCCAACATTTTACTTCTTGTCAAGCACCTCTTCATATAATTTCACAAGCAAATTGTTATCCTGAACACGTTCAGCTAAGCGTTTAAACATCTTGCGTTCGATGTCACTACCTTGAATATGTATAACTGTCACCTTGTCGCTGTCCTGCCCCTTGCGGTCAGACCTTGCGCAGCACTGGATGTAGGTTTCCGTAGACATGACCGGCCCCCAGAACACCACAGTGTCGGCAGCAGTTAGGGTTACCCCGTGGCTTGCGGCCTGTGGCTGGATAACCAGTACACGCGGGGAGTCCGTTTCTTGGAACTGTTTAAATATCCGTGTGCGCTTGGCTGGGGAAACATCGCCGTGGATAAGCTCAGAAGAGATACCGTTGTTCGTCAGGTAGGTAGCTATGGTATCTATACTGTGTCTGTACGAAGCAAAGACCAAGACCTTACGATCGGTTTCTTCCAAGACTTCCATCAGCACTGACAGGCGCGGGGCGCAGTCGAACTCCACCACCTCGGCGTTATCCGTATAGGCCGCACCAGCGCTGATCTGCAGAAGCTTATTGACTTCGCCTGCGGCGTTGACCGCCGTGATGGTTTCGCCTGCGGCCCTGACCAGCATCTGCTCTTTGAGCATGTTGTAGTATTTCTTTTGCTGGGGTGTCAGCGGCACATCCCTTGTCTCAGTAATCACAGGCGGCAAGTCAAGACACTGTGCTTTAGTAAAACGTATTGCAGGCTGCAACGCCGTGTGTATCTTACTTTGTGCGTCTGGTTTAGAAACCCACTTAAACATGCTGAGCTTTTGCATAGTCATATCGCGCCAAGCCGTAAAGAACTTTGGCACATTAGCGGGGCTAACTAGCTTAGCCAAGCCGTACGCGTCGAGCGGCGACTGAGATGCAGGGGTTCCCGTCATCATCCACAGCAACGTGTCAGGCTTAAGTATTTTATGCAGGGATTTCCAGCGTTTAGTAGAGACATTTTTATATGCGTTGGCTTCGTCCGCGATAATGAGATCAAAGCGTCCGTCGTTTATAACCTCGTCTGCTATAAGATTAAGACCGTCGTAGTTGGTTATAACAAATTCGTAATTGCCTTGCACCATCTCGATACGCCTTGCGGCCTGCTGGTGGTGCGCAACAATCGCGCTGCGGTGAATGATGCTGTTCTGTAAATCTTGTATCCATGCGGACTGCATGATGGATATTGGGCAGAGAATTAAGCAGCGTCTAACCTGCTTTGTCTGCATTAAGTAATCTGCAGCCCATAGCGCCGAAAGAGTTTTGCCAGTGCCCGGTTCCGAAAAGACAAAGGCGCGTCGGTTAAGCGTGAGAAACGCCGCCGTCTCGACTTGATGCGACATAGGCTTAAAGCGCCCGGGCCACTCGTACTTCGCCGTGATAGGGGAAGGGACGTTCTTGACGCCAAGATTTTTGAGAACTCGTACTTCATCTAAACCCCATCTGATTGCAACTTCGTATACACCGTTTTCGTACTGCTGAACTACTTTACTCTTGGGGATTATGTTGTACTTGTCGGGGTTTCTTGTACGCAGCAACAAGGCTTTGTTTTCAATTATCTGCATACCGCTTGTCCTGTTTTAACATTAGTAGTTCTCCTTTAATTTTATGTACTCTTTATACCCATCCGCAGTAAACGACAATTCATANTGCGCAAGGCTGGCGCGTTTAAGTTCGTTGCCTATGTCGCGCCAGTCTTTTGATAAGTCATCTTGTACTACCCATTTGTGTTCGTACCGCAAACACCATATGTCCGCCAACTGATGTGGCGTAAGCATTACTTGTTATCCCCCATGTTNGACTTCGGGGAGCGCAGCCGCAGATTACCTTTAGCTGACGTGCCACCTTTGCGTAGNGGCTTTACGTGATCAATCTGTTTGCCTGTGCGGTCAACGCCCATCTTGTCATACAGGCGGCGTGCTTTCTGGCGTTCGCCTTGAGCACTACTGGGTCCATCTTTGCCGAGTTCGCGGTCGCGTTTGTATTCGGCTTTGTAATCTCTAGCTTTAGCCATCTTTAACTCCTAGTGTCTTGGGTTGAAT